CATATTTTTGTGCATAATTATTTGTTGTATCGTTATTAATTTGTCTTGAAAACACATCTTTAATACAATCATAATACACATTCTGAGATTTGCAAAATAAATATATTATGACATTTATGTTCTCATATAACTTCATATATTTGACACAATGGAAAGATATAGAATACAATATAACAATACTATTAATATTGTCTGATATGTTGTCAAACTTATATTTTTCATCATTAGTATCAAGATTAAGCAGGGCAATATTTGTAATAGGTTTTAATATGTCAAGATATTTAGAAACATCATTTTCAACAAAATTATATTTTGTTAATTTGGCTAAAAGACTGTCATCTGTATGAACTGACTTTTTCCAGGCAAATGCATGACCAGTATTAAATACAAAATCTACATCTAAATTTTTGGTTTGTGATAGACTATATCTCATTGTGATTGTATTGCCATAAAAACTATTAAATGTAAAATGATTGCCATCTTTATGGACTGACTTCAAAATTGAGTCTATTTTGTCATTGATGGATTTTTGTTTAGAATTGTCGTTTTTGCTATCTTGATCTTTATTAAGATTGAATATATGTGTAATAACTATATCAAAATTACTAACAGAACTTTTGACTTCAATATCACCACTCACAAGAATAAGACCGGGTATTTTAGCCAATAATAATGCAAAATCATATCGCTGAGATTTATTTATGTCACTTATTGAACTAATACTATTGAAATTGTTTTTCTTGTAATAACCATAAATATCAGGATGAATAATGTTTTCAATAAGAGATAAATCAATATCATTTGTCTTACTATTAAATGCTATTAGATTAATGAAATTTATTATAGTTGTTTCGAAACAATCTGATATAGTTTTATTATTATGATCATATTTTCCATAATCAATAGTTTTATATTCAATATTGACTGTCTTCTCATTTTCATTTATTCTGATATCTTCATTTGGATTATACACATAATACATACCATTTTTTGAGTCAGTATTTAGAATAGGAAGGTCTTTTCCAAACATATTATTGATTTGTTGTCGTTTATTGAAATAAAAATAAAAATAGTTTTTATTCATTCTTTTGAAGAAAAAGTCGGCAATTATGGTATCGGCAATATTAAGATCGCAAACATTATTTCTATTATTAAGATCTTTATATAGTATAAAAAAGTCTAATATGTCAATACAAAGCAAATAATAGTATGTATCTATACTTAATTTAAGTTCTTTATTAATTTTTGGAATGTAATCGTTATTTAGTTTGTCTAGATTATTAACATCAATAGATTTGTTAAGACCTCTCATCATATCTGACAATTTGGCCATGTTTTTCAAATAAGAGTATTTCAATTTGGAATCATTAAATAGATTTATTATTTTGTTGAAAACATTAACTATGACTCTTAATCGTTTTTCATAATCCTTACCCAAATTAAGTTTTTTAATTAAGTCTGTAAATTTCTTATCAGTTTTTATGTTGTCAACAATGGTTTTTTCGTCATATTTATCTTTAGACTCAATAATTCTTGACATTGTTTCAACTGCTAATTTGTCAAATTCATATTCTCTATCTGATCTAGTAATATAGTTATAATATGATGATATGTCTTTGCAATTGTCTGAATTGCAAATTAGAGTTTTGGCCTCATTCATATTAGATAATTGTTTGAGTTTTGAGATCAAATATTTAAGATTGCCATCAAACATAAATAATGAAATTATGTTTTTACTACTATCTTTTAGTTCAAATGATGTCAAATAGAAATAATCGACGAATCTATTTACAATATTGCTATATTCTGAATTTACAATGTTCTTAATAAATCCTATTTTACTTAAATATATTGCCAAAACAGGATTTACATCAAATATCCATTCTCCATTTGATACATCTATTAATTGTTCTGAACCATATATATCCTCCTTAATTGTAATGTTGTTCTCTATGGTATTATTTTTCATCTCAGATTCTTTAATAGTGTAATCATTCTTTACATAAAATACATTTATTGGATTATTTCCGTTGGTGATCTTTTTTAATATGACATATCCATGATTGTTAATAAGAAGATAGTTGCCAATATTATTCATTTCCATATTATCAGAAAAATATTCAATAGGTAAAAAATATTTTCTAAAATTATCTATATTACTGATCAAATTTTGTCCTTGATCTTTTTGATCCCCAATAATATTTTCAAATTTGGCCATATTGTTTGCAAAACCTAATTTTGGATTGTCTAGAATAGGTCTTTTGATACGTTCAGAAACATATGGTTTTTCGTGCAAGTATCCTCCTTGAAGATTCATTATATAATTAATACTAATTATAATTATTATTAATTAATTGAATTAACATTTCTGAATTGTTCAAATAAATTCTGTTCATAACTATTGATATTATATTCTTCTTGTATATTTACATATCTGTATTCATGATTATTGTCATTTAGATCTAGACTAATACTATAATTTCTGTATTCTGTATTTTGCGGAATATTAGTGACATCATTTTTTAAGAATTTGTCTTGAATCAAATATTGACAAATATTCATAATTAATGGAACAATTACCATTATAATAATAAGTTCTGTTTTTGGATGATTGATTAATGGTCTAATCATAAAATCTCCAACAATCTTAAAATATTTTTCTAATGGCATGATCACACAAAATAGGATTATTATCTTACTTATTAATATTATCACAAGCCATAATGCTAATTGTATGAAATATGTCTTAATATTGTGATATATTCCAGATATTAATGATGGTATTTCATACTTTCTAGATATCCAATTTTGGAGTCTTAATAAACAATAACATATAATTACACCAAATATTGTGTCCATTAAGTAATTCAATAAATACCATTCACATTCATCATCATCCTGACTATCTATTGATCTTAAATTAACGATGATTAATGCTACAAAAATATTACATGCATGTGCAAATAATTGACCAATAATTTGTTTTGATACATCATATATCCATATTTTGAGTGGTCTTTGTGGTTGTTCAAACCATTTACGTTTAATTAATAATGAACTCAATGCAATCAAACCTAATACTACTTGAACTAATAATGAGAATGGACCATTTATCAGTTTACAATGTTCAGACATTATATCAATTATTGATTATGTCTATATTATATTATTTATTAAATTGAAAATCGAGTAATATAATCTATTTATAAATTATCAATTATTAATGGAACTCTTAGTCAAAATATTATTAATCATTTCGTCAATACTTAAATTAATTATGTTAATTATGATTAGTCTGTCATTTTATAATAGTCATAATAGGAATTATCAAGATATATATTTATTTAATGCCATTTTAGTTTCAATACCAACATCAATTTGTTGGATTTTCATTTATAAATATTCTAAACATAATGATCAAAATCAACATCAAGTCATTCCTATAATTAGTGTGTAATTTTCCAAATTGATAATAAATGAATGTAAAGATAAGTGATTACTCATACTTATAATTAAATATCGATAAATATGAATAATCAATGTATAGCTTTAACACAGGCACGATCAAGATGTAAATTGAATAAGTCATATAATTCTGACTATTGTTATAGACACAAGAAATTGATTGATAATGGTAGAGTGGTCAGAAATTTTGACAATAATCTAGTAGAAAGAAAGATTCAAAAAACAAAAATCATTAAAGAAGAGAAGAAGATATTGAAAATAGAATATAAACCATTGATATTAGAAGATGAGAATGAATGTCAATGTTGTTTTGATAAAGTGAAAAAGGAAAATACAATAACATGTACAGGTGCAAATGAGAAATATAGACATATGTTTTGTGGTGACTGTATTAAAGGATATATTGATTCTGTATTGGATCAAAATAAACATATTGGATGTATGATGAGTGCACAAGGTTGTAATGGCTATTATAAAGATAATGATATGAAAAAAGTATTAGATGAGGAAAAATATAAAAGATATTTAGAATCAGCACATGTAGGTGAGGTAATGATGTTAACGAAGAATTTAGATAATTATCAGACATGTCCATTTTGCACAAAATATGGAATAATTATAGAGAACATTGACCAGATACCAAATGATAGATGTTATATTGACTGTCCACATTGCAAAAAATCATGGTGTATTAAATGTAGGAATGAGAAACATATTCCAGATCCATGTGGTAAGTTAAAGACAACAGATGAAAAAATAATAAAGAATATTGTGACACAAACAATAGATGATGCATTAATACATAAATGTCCAAAATGTATGACTAAATATGAAAAAGTAGATGGATGTAATTTAATAACCTGTTCAACATGTCATACATATAGTTGTTATTTGTGTGGATTACTGATAGTTCCAAAGAATGGACAGAAATATTGGCATTTTGGATCTGGATATGGTTTATGTCCATTATATAATAGTAATGATAGTGATGTAAAGAAAGGTAATATCAAATACAATACAGAAAAGATCAAAACAAAATTAAATGACTTGATTACAATAAATAAAGATAATGAGGATGTGGTAAATAAACTAAAAGAAGAATGTAAGAGACATGGATATGAGGTAGATACAAAAAAGACATATTCAATAATGGATTATGTCAATTATTTAATAGATTATTTAATGAACTATGGAAAAAAGTTAAAACCAGAAGATAATAGTAAGATAGTCCAACTATTAGATCATTATAGTGGTATGCTTCCAAATAAATAGATATTTACTTACCACCAATAGGATGGCCAAAAATTATAATACCAAGGAGTGTAATAAGAATAAGTAGGATAATAATAAGAGGGATACCATCCAGAATATCTATAAGGGTAATAATAACCATAGAAACCTTCTTTAGATTCAGAATCATTAGAGACAAGTTTGGATCTATGATATTCATCATAAGCCAACATGAAGATAGTCAGAACGAGCAGACCGAATAAGATATATGAAGTTGTATCCATTTATAATGATATATGTCAATATATTATTTTATATTATCTATAAAATGATATCAATTATATTTACCATAAACAACCAATATTTCCAAAAACGTCTTCATTACATCCGGTATAGAACATTGGATAATAGAAAGGATAATCATATGGCATGTAATATCCACCCATAAATGATTCTTTATTTTTTTCTGAACCATTCGAATTGTCAGATAATGATGAAGGGATAGGCATTGAGGCAAGAACAAATAAAACAAGTATGACAATACCTAATATTAACATTGATGTGTTATACATTAATGATGATAGTGATATTACAATTATAGACAAAAATTTACAAAATAAACAAGAGATAAATATTGATATTGTTGTTATCACTTGACCCGGTTTTATGTACAAGGCAAAAATAGATAGAAAAAAGAGAGAATAGATATTACAATATTGCAGAAATTACAGAACAAACACACTGGCTAATCACAGAAGAGACAAGATGGATAGAATTGTCTAGTCTTTATAGCCAGCCACCAAGGCCTTTATAGCATACTGAGTAAACTCGGTGAGGTCATCATCTGTGCTATTTGGGTCATCATGTTCGTCACGGAATGCATCCAGCATGGTTTCAATAAAGGGCACATCAGCATCTTCACCTTCAGGAACCGCATTATGCATTGCATTGACGAATGATTCTTCACTAGGACTAAGGGTTCCATAAAGGCTACGAAAATATTCATTCTGAATGGAAGGCACTGAGTCTTGAGGAGCAGAAGGAACAGTCAGTGATGAGGTTGATGATGACAAAAGAGGGAACAACAATGGGGATGATTCCAGTGTGACTGGAAGGGGAATCTTTTGTTCGTTCATCTCTTTCAGAATTTTGAGAGCTTCAGTCAAGTTAGTCTTTCCAATCTCCTTAACAGGTGTTTGTTCAAAATGATCAAGAAAACTAGATGATGAAACAGGGAATAACGGGAACAGATTACCACCCCATTTCATGGGTTCCTTATTTTCAGTACCAGTTGATGTGGTTGATGTGGCAAGAGAACTGAAAAATGGTGAGCATGTTAATGGGATGGATCCAGTTCCAAACAGTCCAGATGTGGAAGAGGTGAAAGAATCTTGAGAAGAAGGAAGTGAGTTGAGTATATCTCTAACTTCGTCATGGTCCTTGAAGGAGTCAATGTAGACAATCTTAAGAACTTCCCCAAGACGGTAGACCAACTTTGATCTGATGTCAGGGGTTTTGGGATCGTATGCAGATCCATGCGCACGTGAAATCTCAATAATGACACCATCAACACCAGAAATGCGATATATATAGATCATGAAGATCCCTTTTTCTAATTCGTTGCTAACCATCTCAGTAGCCTCAATAAAGCTATGGTTGTCACTTGTGACAACCGCAAATCCAAGGGCTCCTAGAGTGCTGATCAAGAGATTGTATAGCACTTTTTCATTTTCAGGAGGTACACCAACAAGAAACATCCCAAATGGATTAGGATAGGGATGGTTGTTCGGATCAGTAGGGAAATGAACAAGGGGGGACGAATCGTTAGTAGATGACTGAACAGTGGGAAACAAAGAAGGGGGGTCCAAATCGTCAGTGGATGATAGGACATATTTGTCAGGTTGATTGACAGGTGTAGAGGACGATGTGGAGGACATTGTATTGTCAAATAACAACACGGGGCTATTATTATATCTGCTAAAATGCAATTATCAAAATAATCAAATTTTCAATTTTTTATTAAGTGATAATATAATAATGGCAAGTGACGCAAAGAGTAATTCCCCAAATGGAGAATTTATATATTTTGGGACATTCAATATATTAAGTGAAAATAACGCATATTTTAATTATGGAATATGTGAAAAATCGTTTAATGATGAAGATAATATTGCAAGATATGATGTCATCAAAAAATTAATACTTGATAATGAATTTGGAATTTTATTCTTGCAAGAGGCAGGTCCAACATTTATTAAAATCATTAAGGAAAGTGATATTTCGAAAAAATACCATTATATAGATAATTATCATGGAAATATTACTTTATTAAATAGAGTATATTTCCATACTCCAAACAACATATCGAAGGAAGTATCAGATATTCTTGATGCAAAGTTGAAAGAGAAATTTGCTAAAAAGAATGACAATCCAACATTATTGGGAGGTAATATGCAAAAAGATGGCAAAAATTCAGTAGAGAAACTTAAAAGGATAGAAACAAAAATAAAAGACATATCAAGACAAATTAATAGAGGCTATTGTATTGTGAAAGCAAAAGATAAACATAATGACGAATATATTTTAATTAATTTGCATATTCCTAAAACTGTTGAAGTACAATTGGCAAAAACTATAAATAATTACATTAAAACATTACCAAAAAATGTCAAAATAATATGTGCAGGTGATTTCAACAAAAATAAAGGTTCTGGTGATGACATAATTAAAAAACTCAATCCAATATATAAAGGAGATAAATCTAATGATTTTACATCATTTAAACTGGGCGAATGTTCAGTCAAGCCACCAGAAATGTCTGACATTGATTTTGAATCTGGTATCAAAAAACAAAGTGAAAAAATGGAAACATACGGTTTTAGTCCAGCAACAGCCACTAAAGATATGAAACAGAAAAATAGACAAAAAAATACAAATCGAATGATATTTATGCCAAGGTTTGATCCTAATATACGATATAGTTTTATAGATCGTATATATCTGTCTAATAATATTAAATATGACGAGAAAGTAATTATTCCAATACATAAATTTAATATAGATAAAAATGGAAAATATGAATTAATACAAGATGACGATTCATTTAAAAATTATGGCTATCCATATTGTGATCCAAGTGAATATAAAAAAGATAAAACATGCAATCTGAAAAAATATAATGAGATATTTACTGAGCAACTTAAATCTAATAAAGGATTTTGGCCATCTGATCATGCATTATTAAGAATACAGATACAAATTGGCAAACCAACAATAGTATTGAGTACAGTTGGACAACAGGAAGTTATTAAACAAACTGTCAAACAACCAAATGTCAGTCAACCAACATCAATACCAACAATAGTATTGGGAACTGTTAAAAATCCAGTACCAATACCAACAACAGTATTGAAAACAATTGGGCATCAGGAAGTTATTAAATCAGCAATTAGTCAGCAAGTTCCACAATCAAGTGCCAAACAACAAGTAACAAATCCATTACAAGACATCACAAATCAAAATGTAAATAATGGTCATGAAAAACCAAATGTGAATAATAATCAGGCAAAACCAAAAGGATATGCAGAATGGTTGATTGAACAATTCAATTCATTTTTGTCAAAAAATCCCGGTTTTACATATGACGAATATCAATACAAAATATTTAGACAATTCATCGATGTTAACTATCCCAATCGAAAATCCAATTTTGTAAACGAACAAAATCAATTATTTAAAAACAAACAATATGACATATTTTTGTCTGAGAAATGGAAATTATACAATCAGACATATCCCGATCACAAATTGGAATTTAATATATGGAAATACAATATAAACAATAATCCTCAGTACAATACTTACTACAATAATTTATTTAACGAAAAAATAGAAAAGTCAAATATTTTAAATAAAAACAGAGAAATGTTGGAAAAATCATATGAAGATAATTTGAGACTAATATTTAACGATAAAAAAAGCCAATATTATAATGATTTTAACTCATGGCAATATAATATATATTTGTCATTACAAAATGAATCAACAACACAAACGACACAAATAAAAAGACTTATAGGTACTTACAGAGATACAAAATCAGATTATCTCAAAATAAAAAATATTTAATGATTCTTCTTTTTCTTCTTTTTACGATTGGTAAGATCCAAATCTTCATCCAGATCATTATTGGTATTATTATTACTATCATATAATTCATTGTTATCATTTGTAATTGTCACATTTTGTTTCATATTCATATTTGATTTATTTGTTGAGTTATTATTAATATAATAATTCAATTTAAGTTCATTAATCATATTGTTGTATTTTTGTGTTAGATAATCTTCATATAGTTTTGTAAATTCATTTAATACAATCTTATTAGTAATTTCGCCGATAGTTCAAACTGTTATAATTTATTACAATTTGTGATAAATTGTTATATATTAAAACAGTTCCTTAAGGCACTATCGAAGCCCCGGTCGATCGACCTATTTTAGGGTTCTGGATAAATCC